CCATAACGTCCACCAAGCCCACAGGAGTCACCGCCATGCCGACCGCCGTCCACAAGTCAACCACCGCCGATCTCACCCCAGCCGAGTACAACCCCCGCAAAGTCTCCCCCGGCGCCATTACGCGCCTGCGTCAGCAGCTGCAGGAATTCGGAGACCTTGGCGGAATTGTATTCAACATCCGCACCGGCCGTCTCGTCGGTGGACATCAGCGCATCGCCGCCCTGCAAGATTCCTGGCCAATCGACAAGCAGCCCCACGCCGACCAGGCCGGAACCGTCGCCACCGGACACATTGACACACCGCATGGCCGGCTTGCCTATCGTGAAGTTGACTGGCCCGAGACAAAAGAAAAACTTGCCAACCTCGCCGCCAACAACCAGGCCGGGGATTTCGACAACGCAATGGTTAAAGCGTTGCTTGTCGATCTCTCCGATCTTGGCGCGCCGCTTGAGTTGACCGGTTTTGACACCGCCGTCGTTGATAAACTCACCGCCCCGCCCGATCCTCCAGAAATCAAAGAGTGGGATCTTTCCGAAAGTTACGAACCTTTCTGGCTAGTGGTGCGGGGTCCACTTTCCGAGCTGCACAAGATCCGCGCTGCCATCACCCAGGCCAGCACCGACAAGGTTGTGGTAGCGGGTGGCGAAGCATGAGCGTTAAAGCATGGCAACCCACCGACAACACCGATCGCGGGGAAAAGATCGTTATTCGCCAGCGCCTGCTTGCCGAGATTGCAAAGCCATCTGTCCTGGAAGCCTTCGCCGGTAGTGGCCACATCTGGCGCGAATGCTACCATGGGCTGCCCTATCTCGGTCTTGACCTCAAGCCGCTGGATGACGGACGAACCTTGCTCAAAGTCGACAACCGTAAGTTTCTGCGCGCCGCCGATCTGAGCGATTTCAACTTTTTTGATCTTGACGCTTACGGTTCACCATGGCACCAGTTCCTGATTGTCATGCATCGGCGAAAACTCGCCGAGGGTGAGAAGATCGCCGTTGCCCTCACCGAGGGTCTTGATTTTAAAATGCGCATGTCCAGCCTTCCCGCTGGCCTGCGTTCCGGGTTAAATCTTCCGCCCGGCCTCAACATCCCCAACCTGCATCTCCACCACGATTTCATAAATTGCAGAGTCGTCACCCAAGCCGCTGCCCGCTACGGCTTGCAAATCAACCTGGCCCTGCAGGGCAAAAACCCCCGAGGCAATATGCGGTATTATGGTATTATTTTAAAAAAAGTGTAGCAAAAACAAGTAGTTGTGATATAATTTCATAAAATCAACCAAAGGAGGCACATCATGTCCATCATCTACCAACCGTCCGGAAAAGCCCGCGAATACTGCGACCTCGCCGCCAACCTCTACGCCGGCTGCAGCCACGGCTGCAGCTACTGCTACGCCCCGGCCGCCCTGCGCCGCAAGCCCGAAGCCTTCCACCGGGCCGCAATTCGCCCGGTCGATGTCCTGCGCCAGATCGAAAAAGAAGCCCCCGCCTATGCCGGGCAAGAAGTGCATCTCTGCTTCACTTGCGATCCCTACCAGCCGATCGAGCGCGAGTTCCGCCTCACCCGCCAGACACTGGAGATATTCACCAGGCACAATATCCGCGCCCGGATCCTCACCAAGGGTGGGCACCGCTGCCTCGACGATCTCGATCAGATCAAAGCCAATCGTGCCATCGTCGGTGCTACGCTCACCTTTATAAGCGACGCCGATTCGCGTGCCTGGGAACCCGGCGCCATGCTGCCGTTAAATCGGATCATGACGCTTAGCGCCCTTAAGGCCGCCGGTGTTGAAACCTGGGCCAGCCTGGAGCCGGTCATCGATCCCGAACAGACGCTGGAGATCATCCGCCAGACACACACTTTTGTCGATACTTACAAGGTCGGCCGCTGGAACTATGATAAAGCCGCCAACGCCATCGATTGGGCCAAGTTCGCAGCCGAAGCCGTCGCCCTGCTCGATCGTTTCGGCTGCCGCTACTACATCAAGGACGATCTGCGCAAGTACCTGGCCACCGCCGCATAACCCCATCCGTCCCATGGTTCTCATCGGGCCTATGGGACGGATGAAAAAAAGCACCATCAGCAAAAAAAAGCAATTTTTTATCATTTTCCCCTTGCAATCATACATAGGACTGCCCGCAAGCAGTCACCTTCTGCTGCAAATGTGGCAGCAGGGGGCATCTTGACCAACCACAGGGTTGTGATTGCGCATCCTCGTGGATGCGCCAGTCCGACCTGACCTGTGATTATTGTGGTGAGGTCTGCCGCGACGCTGCGACCGGTACCTTCTACGGCTACCAGTCGCACGGAAAACAAATCTGCTGGAGTTGTGACGCGACGCCAGCAGAATGAAGGGGAAAGCCAGCTAAGTACGGCGTACCGCCTGAACGGCTGTCAGTACGCTTCACCCGAAGCCATGGGGCAAAATGGCCGGTCACCCGAATCGCCAACGGGGATCGTTAAACATGCAGGCGTAGCGAGATGGCACCCACTCGCAGGCACTACCAGCCCCCGGCTACGGATAGCGGGTTAGCAGAGACTGGCACCCAGCCCCCGCCGAAAAGTCCCCCGTATCTGCTGCGGGGGCACAATAAAAATGGAATCCTCCATGTCAAAATCAAAACGACACACCCTTTACCTCACGGCGAAGTCGATGCAAATCATCGGCCCCGCCGAAAACCGCGCCGGCCGGGTCAACGGCATCATCAGCCACTACGGCCGCATCACCGCCGAAGCCTGCCCGGCCCTCACCACCGGCCAGTGGTCTTTCCTGGCCGACATGCTCAATGGAACGTTCGTTGAGGATAACACCGGCGATTACCTCTGGGCCGATATCGCCGAATCCGGAAAGCTCGACGGCCTCGCCAAAAAATGGGAACTTGATGCGGACCAATTTGCCGAGCAGGTCCGCGCCATGAGCCACGCCGAGCGCTGCGCCCTGCTGGATGTCGTCCTGCGCTTCTGGAAGGGCGACCACCAGGAAAACCTGACCATCGCCGAACAGCTCCACGCATCCGGCGCCATCATAAAAGAGTAATCCCCAAGCCCCGGCGGGCGGCCGGGGCTTTTTTTGAAAAACAACAATTTAGTTGATTATTTGTGTTGACAGTTACCTGTCAACCCTAAAGACCCGCATCCTCCAGCAAAGACCAGTATCTTTGCCCGTTTTTCCACCATTCTTCAAAATCAACCAAAACTCCCCCTTATCCTGAGCGCGTTCCCAAAACCCCGGAGACCGCGCGCATGGCCCTGTTCACCATTGCCGAACTAGACCCCCAGATTGCAGCATATAAAGCCGCCCTGCTGGGGCTGGCCACCGCGGAGGAATACACCATTGAGTGCAACGGCTCGCGCCGCACCCTGCGCCGGGTCGACCTTCCCGAAGTCCGCAACACCCTCACCTGGCTACAGGCCGAGCGCGACAGCCTCGAAACCGGCAGCGCCGCCGTGGCCGGTCGCACCTATGCAAAACAAGGGGGCCGTGGTTAATGGCGCGTATCGGCAAAAGCTACCCCGTTCCCAGGCACTTACAGCAGCGCCAATATGCCGCCGCCAAAGTCAGCCGCATTACCGGCGATTGGTTGCCCGTCGGCGATAACGTCAACCAGCTGCTCCGCACCAGCGCCCCGGCCGTCACCCGCCGTGTGCGCCAGCTGGTGCGCGACTTCCCCTATTTCGCCCGCGCCGCCAACATCATGGTTGACTTCACCGTCGGCACCGGAACCACCTTTCAAAGCCGCGTCCTCAATCCCGACTGGCACCCCGGTACCAAAAACGTTCCCAAATTCGACCGCCTCACCTGCCAGAAAATTGAAGACGCCGTTGCCTGGGGCATGGAAGAACTCGACGCCGCCGGCCGCCTGCACGGTACCGACCTCGAGCGCCTGGCAAAAATGGAAGAAGTTGAATCCGGCGAATTTCTATTTGTCAAACGCTACCTCAACGACCGCAGCCGTTACGTCCCATTCTGCCTGCAGCCTATCGAAGCCGAATGGCTCTCCGGCTACAACGCCGCGTCGGCCACAGGCATGGCCATCGACAACGGGGTCGAATACGACCCGGCCACCGGGCGTATTGTCGCCTATCATATCGCCGATCCTGAAAGCATCCGCCCGCCCCAGCGCATCCCGGCCGATTACGTGCTGCGCGGATACGACACCCGCCGGGGCGGGCAGCTGCGGGGCATCTCGCCCTTTGTCACCGCCGTGCTCATTGCCCACGACCTGGCCGATTATCTTGATGCCACCATTGACACCGCCAAGCTCGCCGCCAAATATCTGGCCATGGTTGAAACCGGCGACGCCGCCGGCTTTCAGGCCCTTCGCACCGTCCCCGGCAGCGGCGAAGACGAAGGCAAAAAAATCGAAAACCTCGAAAACGCCATCATTGAATATCTTCGCCCCGGAGAAAAAATCAGCTTTGCCAAAAACGATAACCCCGGCGACACCTTTGACCCTTTTACCAAATTTGTGCTGCGCACCGTCGCCATTGCCTGCGGCGTACCGTTTTCGGCCCTGTCCGGCAATCACGCCGATTACAACTACACCAGCCTGCGCGGAGAGCGTCAAGACACCCTCAAAAGCTTCGCCCCGCATCAGGCCCGCCACGTTCGCCAGTTCGTGCAGCCGGTGGTGCGCGAGATCATCACCGCCGCCGTCACCGCCGGCCGCCTCAATCTGCCTGGCTATTTCGCCGATCCGCGCCGCTACTGGCGGGCCATGTACCTGCCGCCAGGCATGGAGCCCATCGATCCCTTGCGCGAATCCAAAGCCAACCGCGACGACATGACCGCCGGTCTCAACTCGCCCCAGCGCATCGCCGCCCGCCGCGGGGTCGATATCGAAGAAATCCTTGATGAGCTCGGCGAATTTCAGCAAATGGTTGAAGAACGCGGGCTGTACCTCGAAACCGGCAGCACCGCCTTAGCCAACAACCCCGCCGCCAATGGCGCCGACGAACGCGGGCTGGCCCAGCTCATAACCCGCGCCGTTGAAGATGCCATTGACCGGCGCGAACTGATCAAGGAGACCCAAGACCATGCCCAATAGCAATTTTCCCACCGGACTTTGCACCCGCAGCCTGTCCCTGCGCCTGCAAAGCGACGGGCGCCCCCAAAGCCTCGACACCGCCGCCCGCGCAGTCGATGTGGTGTGCAGCACCGAAAACCCGGTTGATGTTTTTGATTGGGAACGCGGAGAAATCATCCCGGAAATTTTGCTCATGAGCGGGTGCCAGTTGCCAGAATCGCGTCAAATCCCTCTGCTCGATACCCACTATCGCGGCGACGTTTCCAGCGTCCTCGGCAGCTGCCGCGCCCTGCGGGTTGAAAATAGCGAGCTGGTCGGCCGCGCCCATTATGCCGACGGTGACCCCACCGCCGAAGCCGCCTGGAACAAAACCCGGCAAGGCCACCTTACCGATTACAGCATCGGGTATCGCGTCCTCGAATCAACGCATATCCCCGCGGGTCAATCTCAACTCATCCAGGGCCGCACATACGCTGGCCCCTTAAAAGTCGCCACCCGGTGGAAAGTCCGCGAGCTCTCTACCTGTCCCATCGGCGCCGACGAATTTGCCAAAGCACGATCACTTGCCGCTGCCACGCAGCCCCCCCAAACCCCTGAAAAGGAGATCCGCACCATGTCAGAAGAAAAAACCGACACGGGCCGTGGCGACAATCAAACCACCGCCCCCGCAAAAGCCGAAGTTCCAGAGCAAACCCGCAGCCTCACCGAAGCCGACGTCAAACGCATGGCCGATGAGCAAACCCGCACCGAAATCGCCCGCCGCGAAGAAATCCGAAGCATGTGCGATTTTTACGGCTTTGCCGATCTCGCCCGCGAGCTGATCGACGGCAACAAACCCATTGAAGCCGCCCGCGCCGCCGTCATGGCCAAGCACATGAAGGCCGCTCCGGCTGTCGCCCATCGTGGCAGCGCCGTCATCGCCGACGAGCGCGACAAGTTTCGTGCCGCCGCCGAAGGCGCCCTCATCCTGCGCGCCGGGCTGCGCCACGATCCCGCCAAGCTCGCTGCGGGAAGTCAAGATCTGCGCGGTTACACCCTGTGCGAACTGGCCCGCGAGTCCTTACGCCTGGCCGGTCAGCCCACCAACGGCGATGCCATGCAAATGGTTGGCCGTGCCCTCACCAGTTCCGATTTCCCCGTGCTACTCGGCAACACCGCCAACCTCGCCATGCTCACCGGCTGGGAAAGCACCGAAGAAACCTGGGAAACCTGGGCCGATGGTTCGGGTAGCGTCAGTGATTTCAAAACCCACACCCTGGCCCGCGCCGGGGAAACCGACGATCTCGACGAAATCGGCGAAGACGACGAATACAAATACGGCAGTCTGGCCGAGCAAAGCGAAAGCTTCAAAATCGCCACGTACGGCAAGCTCAACAAAATCACCCGCCAGGCCCTCATCAATGACGACATGGGCGCCATCACCGATGCCTTTGCCCGCCGGGGTGAAGCCGCCGCGCGCAAAGTCGGCGACCTGGTTTATGCCGTACTCACCGCCAACAGCGCCATGGGCGACGGCGTGGCCCTGTTCCATTCCACCCATGCCAACCTCGGCACCGGCGGCGCACTCTCTGCCACCACCGTTGCCGAAGCCATTAAAAAGATGGGCCTGCAAAAAGACATCGGTGATAAGCGCCGTCTCAACATCAACCCGCGCTATGTCCTCTTGCCCAAGGCCCTGCAAGGTAGCGCCGAAATTTTCTTCGGCAGCCAAATGCTCGACGTCACCACCGGCAGCCAGCAAGCCAACCCCTATGCCGGTAGCCGCTTCGAGCGCGTTTTCGACGCCCGCCTCGACGACGATAGCGCCACCGCCTACTACTTCGCCGGGCCTAAAGGCAAAACCGTCAAGGTCTTTTTCCTGGCCGGTAATCGCGTGCCTTACCTCGAAACCCGCGACGGTTGGACTATCGACGGGGTTGAATTCAAAACCCGCATCGATGCCGGGGCCAAAGCCCTCAGTTGGAAAGCCCTGGTCAAAAACGCCGGTGCCTAAGCAATGATCCAGGCGGGCTGAAAACTTAGCCCGCCTCACCCCATACGAAAAAAAGGAGAAAAGACCATGTCTACAAACTTTATCCAAGAGGGCAACACCCTCACTTATACCAACGCCACCGGCAGCGCCATTGCCGCGGGTGACCTGGTCATCATCGGGCAGCGCGTTGGCGTCGCCAGTGTCGCTATTGCCAACGGTACCAGCGGGGCCGTTGCCGTCTCCGGCGTTTTTGAAGTCCCCAAAGAAGCCTCCCTGGCCGTCGAACAAGGTGATCTGCTCTATTGCGACGCCACCAGCGGCGAGCTCGACAAAACCGCCACCGCGCAAACCCTGGCGGGCTACGCCACCGCCGCTTCGGCAACCGATACCACTACCGTACAGGTCAAGCTCAATGGCTGATAGTCTGCTCATCACCTGCGGAACCTACGACAGCCGGGGGCGTTACCTCGCCGAAGGTCTGCGCTTTTCCATCCCCCGGCACATCAGCCTGGCCGATGCCAAAGCCATCAGTGCCGCAAAAAAAGGCATCATCCAAAAAAAAACGGCCGCCAAAAACGGCACTAAAACCGACGATCTCCCCGCCACCCAGGGGGGAGGTCGCACCAAATCCTGAACCCTCATGCCCCGGTGGCGCCCTCCCTCCTCGCCGCCGGGGAATTTTTCAAAATTTCTGATCCCGATCAGCGTTTTTGAAAAATTCAAACGTTACTTAACCAAACGGGGAAAAAAATGCCG